TCAACAGCACCATAATCAGGACTTAAGAAGCCTGTGTTACCAGTAGCCATTAACTATCCCTTAGGCTACGCTAACAACAAGCGACCCTCCCGGGAAACGCGGAACATCGGCCTGACTGAATGATTTCGATACACTCAATGGCGAATGATACAGTAAGTTACCAACGGTTTCAGCGTCCCAGATACCAACATGGGTGACCGTGAATGGGCCAGCGTCTGCAATTGCGTTAAAGTCAACGTCAGCAGCGCTCGCGCAAGTGCCTGCGCCAGATGTCGGAGCATCCCATGTGCATATGATACGGGCATAGCCAGAATCACTAAGCTCATTGGCAGCAGCAGCATCAGTAGGGTCAGCAGTGTGTAATGAAATGTACGTGGCTGCAACTTGCAGCGCGACATTTCGCAGAGAGGCATTGAGAATTTGAACCTCAAGATAATTGGAAGCAGCAGTCATGAAATATCCCTCCAAGGATAGTGGTTAAAAGGGGAACCGCCTTAGACTTGTCCGGCTCTAATTGCCATATGTGAAGGCAGTTCCCAAACTATGCAAGCGGATTCATCATTACAGAAACATCAGCTATGCTGTTGTCTTTGTTCTGATTTGCCCTTGCTTTACTGAGTTCAACCTGAAACTCGTGTTCGTTCATCATCCCGGCTTCTGGGTTGTACCATTTCGTACCGGCCATTTTTTGAAGCTTGGCGACAGCGCCCTTTACGATGGCCTCTCTATAAAACTGGTACACAACAGAGTCCATCTTGGTTGTTTGCGGGTGCGGGATAAATGCGCAATGAACAGTAAGTTCATCGTCTTTATCAACTGTAGGTTTTGGATACAGTTGGAATATATTGTTCTGTGAGTGCGGCACAATGATTGATGGCCACTCGTCTTCTGACTTATCCCAGTCACTGCCGTGAGAAGCCAGTTGCTGCCTATCATAGATGTGCAGGAAGCGCTGGCTGGTCTTCACCCACATTACTCGCCATATATTCACACATGAATTTGGCGGATGTATGTAAATCAGGGGTTCGCCTGCCTCAATATCATAAGTTTGAAGAGTTTCATTTGATATGAGTGTTCGCTTGCAGAATTCTGTCAAAGCGTAACGAGCACGATCCTGAATCAATGGATTTGGAGCGCCCGGGACTTCTAGGCGCACATCATTAAATAGGTTGGAGATACTCTCTAATTGCATTGCTATTCCCTTGATGCGCGATAAGCTTCTGCTGTGTCTTCGCCACCATCCTTCGCAGAAACCATTTGTGCGAACATTCCCATGAAACGCTCAGCTTGTGGCGATCCAGCGAACTTCTCATCACGCTCAAGCATTCTCATTACAACAAAGTAATACACAGCGTTTATCATCTCTTCTGGTACATTTAGATTTTCGCTAACACCTGATAATGCTGTTGGCCTCTTTGAGTACCTTATCTGTACCCTTCCGAGCTGAGCACCAGCAGTTGGCTGACTTGGATAAACATAAAAAACAGAACGCTCACGATCATCCTGCATCCAGTGTTGAACAAGTTTCATTGGATCGTCTAACATCCAATCAGCCCTGCACTTATCTAAATCACTTCTCTTTATTTGGGTGATAGATGATATTGGAACATCTGCCGCCGTAACATTGTAAATAACATCCATCAAATGGTAACAGTCAGATGGCGGAGTTTGACGAGGCCCTGAAACCAGAGCCATTGATGCATTTGTCTCAAACAAATCAGGTCGTGATTCCAAAACTGACTGTTCAGCGTCATTAATTGCCTTTATCATGTCAGACTGAATCCATCGAACTAATCCGATATCATTTAGGGTACTTGATGCCCTATCAATTATAGCCTGAACAGTAGTTGGCATTAGCTTGTTACTCCGCTAAATCTGTAATGAAATTGCGCAATCTTGACTTGATTGTTTTCTTATTCATTTTTGGGCCGATATCAAGGCCCATTTGCTGTGCAACCTCAATGAGTTCATCGCGATCATCCATCGCTTCAATCTCAGCCAGAAGCTCTTCAGGGCCTTCTGCTGGGGTTTCTATGTCTACCGGAGTAGCCTCAACCTTAGGAGGGGTTACTTGCGCCACATCAACCCTCTGGAATCGCTCAGGGCCACCTAAAGTGTCGCATGGAAGTAAATTCGGACATACTTTCCGTTTTAGCGGGGTATTAATCATAACTCGGCCAGTTACTGGATTATAAAGATATGGTGCTGCTTCTATTTGTGTGATCGCTTCGTTTGTCATTGTTCTATCCCTGTCAATGAGGGAGGACTGGAACCCCAGCCCTCCCTAGTTATAACTACCAAATTAAGTAGCGTGACCGTAGAGCACACCAAGAGCTTCTGATTTGATGACCTTGTAGCCATACACCTTCAACCCACGGTTAATGTTACCGAAAGTTGACTCAGCCCTCAGGGTCTCGTTCTTAACGAACTGACCTGCGAAGGTAAGAGCAGACCGATGCCCAAAGAGCATATTGGTCTCGTATACAACACCATCCAGCACTCGTTCCAGCAAATTGCTGGAATACAGCGTGAACCGATCAATCATACCGAGGCGACCATTCCGAAGAATAGAAGACCCGTCACCAGAAAGACTCGCGTCTCTCAAATCAGATTTCTTCACCAGAGCGCACACCTTGGGAGGCATGACGATGAAACGATCTGATTCTGGCACATTCTGTTCATCCAGCACCGTACCCGTGTCCACTAAGTAGTCAAGGATATTGGTCTTGGACAGTGCGATACCAGCGCCCGTTGCGCCTAAGTCGATATCGCCAGAAATAGCACCAGCGGTTGCGCCAACATTGTCAGCATGTGCGTCAGAGTTGATTGCAGCGAGAATCTCAGCATCAACAGTGATCTTCATCTGCTCAGCAGCGTCAGCAGTCCAGTCATCTACGAAATCGTAGTTGGCCTGCTTAACGTCCACATCATCAGTGATGAAAGACCAGTATTTGCCTTTGTTGATTTCAAGCTCAACCAAACTCGGTTGACGCGCTTCATTGGTGAGGGTCAGGTTCTTTGTATAGTCCCTGATCGTGATATCTGGCGTGGTACGAATCTCGACCTTATCGCCATAATCACTAATCTCACCTTCGTACTCCGTATTCGAGATGGCTGGAATAACACTTGCCGCATAAAACTTGACAAGCAACTTACCAGACCAAATCGTAGGAGATGTAACCCCAGCCAATTGTAGGTAGGGGGCATTAACACCTAAAGATGCCATGATTGGCCTCCATGATTTAGACTTGCGAATGAATTGAAGCCCATAAGAGTCACAACCATGCCACCGCTTTTAATTACGCCGATTCATCTATCCGGCGCTCTTTGTGGGCGAGGGCATACTTAGCCTCTAACTGAGCAGCTTCGTCCTCTTTGCCACGATATCTACCTTCAGTCACTCGCTTGTAGAATTCACGAATCTCAGATGCTTTCACAATCTGCTCATCGTGCTCTATTGGCGGCGATCCTCCAGTGTCTGCCGGGACAGTTTGATTTCCCATGCGTTCCTTTCCAGATTTGCCTTGCTTTTTAAACTGTGTGAGTTGGAAAATAACAGGGCCGGGATCACCTCGTTCCTGCGCCTGATCAATAAGAGCTTGCCTCTGTAAACCAGAGGCCTCATCAATCTCGCGAAGGAATTCATGCCAGCCATGTGTCATGTTAAGAGCCTCCCAATCGGGATGCGCTTCGTTAAGCTTCGTGAAGAAATTGTCAGCAAGGTTAGTTGCTATGGCTTTTGGATCACCAGCAGGATTACCAAACTCCTCTCTTAGTGAGTTAACTTGCTCACCCACTATTTCACGCGCTTTAGCTTCAACATGTTTCACAAAATCAGGCCCGTATAAGTCCACAAGTTCTTTTTCTCTCTCAGATGAAGGAGTAAATTCCTGTGTACTATCTGCTGTAGACCCTGATTTAGCTGCCAGTTTATCCTCTGCCGCCCTTAATTTCGTATTAAGATCAGGTACTTCCGCGTTATATTTGCCCTGAATCACAGAGAACCGTGCCTCAAGTTTCCTAAAACGCTCTGAAAGCAACCCAAACTCAACCTTGTAATCAATAGGCCCAGTTGGCTTATCTTTTCCTTCCCCCGGGATTCCAGCATCTGGAGCAGGAGGATTATCTGGATTAGCTGTGGGTAGTGAATCGGGATTCCCCGGTGGGGAGCCTTGTTCCTCAGCTTGTATCCGTCTTAACTCATTTAGTTCTGCATCTGCTGCTTCACCCGCTTTACGCACAGCAGTCGGCATCCTTGTCTCGTAGCTCATGTAAATCTCCTTGGGTAGCCATCTATTGTGGGATTACCCTTCATTCGCGGTAAGTCGGTAAGTTCCGATTCCGCATTATTCCTTACACCAATTGGGTTGTGTCCAGAAAGCAAGCCTATCGTCAAAGGTATTTACTAACATTTCACAGCAATCAGGTTAAGGGCCAGAGGGTTCTCGGGACGAGAGAACCCAAAACTGGTTGGCCTTTCAGCCTATTCGTTGACGGGCGTTTTCCCTAGCCCCGTCTATACTATCTAAAATTTCCTGAAGTACCCGAACCCGACCTTGTTTTATTGTTGTGCTTCTTGAGTCATCATCGGATATCATTGAATCTATTTCATTTTCTAGCATCTTGCGGAGAAAGTTATCTCTAATCTCCGCAAAATCTGAATTATTTGAAAGCCTTACAAAGGCAATCAGGGTGTTTTCAGTGACGCGCACTTTTCGCATCCTTCTTCATCTGCTTCAAACAGCGCTTAGCCTGTTGCGCACACTGCTCCGCTATCTCTCTATCTGTTTCTGGTTTAAGGCCAAGTTCCATTACGAACTCAAATGCCCTTCCATCTCCAGAATCATCTAATGCGAGGAATCCCTTAACATGCAGGAATCCTTCTGGAGTGAACTCTAACTCTTCTGGCGTTGGCGGAAGAGGGGAGCATTCAAGAGCCTTCAGCGCGCCACGATCCTCCTTCAGCGCGCCATTTATTTTCTCTCGCAACATTGCTTCAAATTCTGTTATGCTGTACCCAACACCAATTATCTCAACTTTTCCACCCATCTACATAACTCCTTGTCCTTGGGATTTCTGGGCATCCTGCCCACCTGTACCACCTTGAAGTGCTTGATTCTGAGCGAATTCTTGCATAAGCATTTCATCACTCGTTGGAAGAACCTTTTCGAT